GAAAACTGTTGCGGCGAAGTCTAAAGCACCTGAACCTATTCGACCTTTAAAGTCAACGAGTGGTGTAGCCGATGTAGGTATGGACGGCAACGATATGTCCTATCAACAATGGAAAGCCGCTAGACAAGCTGGGAAGATTAGATAAGGTTAAACCTAATTTAATTTTTAAGGAATTATCATGTCAAATAATTTATTGACGATTAGCAAGATTACTAATGAGGCCCTAATGGTCCTCGAAAACGAACTAACTTTTACTGGTCAAGTTGACCGTAATTATGATGATCAGTTCGCTGTAGTTGGTGCGAAAATTGGTCAGACCGTTAATGTAAGACGTCCTGGACGCTTCATAGGTGCCGTAGGCCCGCAATTGGTAGTTGAAGATTTCAACGAAACTTCTGTACCAGTTACATTGTCAACACAGTTCCAAGTTTCAACCCAGTTCACAACACAAGATTTGGCATTAAGCCTTGATATGTTCTCGGACAGAATTTTGAAACCGGCAATCGCAACAGTTGCAAATAAGATGGACCGTGACGGCCTATTAGTTGCTAAAAACAACACCGCAAACATCGTTGGTACTGCTGGTACTGCACCAACTGGTTTGATTACTTACCTAACTGCGGCCGCTTACCTTGATTCTGAAGGCGCACCACGTGATGGCCGCCGTTCTGTAACCATCGAGCCATTTACATCTTCAACTATTGTTGATAGCTTGAAAGGTTTGTTTGTTCCAACAACACAGATTTCTAGCCAATACACTAAAGGCCTTATGGGCCGAGATTCCGGCGGAATGAATTGGTATATGGACCAAAACGTGGTTAGCCAAACATTCGGTTCTTATTCAACTGCTACATTGTCATGCAACGTAACAACTGCTACTGGCTTTTTGTCAACTGGCTGGGCTTATTCAAGCAACATCACTATCGGTGCAACTTCTGCGGCCGCTACATTAAACCAAGGCGATACATTCACAATCGCTGGCGTTTATGCAGTTAACCCACAGAACCGTCAGTCTTATGGCAAATTGCGTAACTTTGTAGTTCAATCTACAACTGCAATTGGTTCCGGCGGTACTGCAACTGTTACCGTTGTTCCAGCCGTTATTACTGGCGGTCAGTTCCAAAACGTTAGCGTTACATCAACTGGTTCACAAGCAGTTACACCATTTAACAATACTGGTATTGTTTCACCACAAAACATTTTGATGCACCGCAATGCTTTTACATTAGCTTGTGCAGATTTAGAATTACCTGAAGGGGTCCATTTCGCTGGAAGAGCCTCTGATAAAGAATTAGGCTTGTCAATTCGAGTTGTTAGGCAGTACACCATAAATAACGATAGTATTCCTACCCGTTTAGATGTTCTGTATGGCTGGGCACCTTTGTACCCTGAACTTGCTTGCCGTATCGCATCGTAATGAAATAGGGGGCATAAAAACCCCCATTTTTAAACACTAATTTAAGGAATTAATATCATGGCAAATCCAGGCCCAGCAACAACCGTATCAAACCACCCCATTCAACTAGGTTCCAATCAAGCTATTCGTTTGTTGGCTTCCTACCAGGGTGTTAACGTAAACGCAACTGGCGATACCGTTCTTCCAATTTTGGATACCGGTTCTTATTCAGTTTCTAACGTTATTTTCACTAACGCATCAACAAGCTTAACTACTGCATTAGCTGGTGTATTTACTGCACCTTCCGCTGGTGGTACAGGCATTGTTGCTAACGCCGCTTTATCAGCATTGACAAGTGCTTCTGTTGTTAGCCAACGTACTGTTGCTTCAACTGCGGCTTTAAGTGGTCCAAACCTTTACTTAAACGTTGGTACTGCACAAGGTGCGGCCGCCACTATGGACGTTTTCGTTTATGGTTACGATCTAACATTCCTACCTTAATAGGGAATAGGAAATAGTGAAGAAAGCCACCCCCACAAAGGGTGGTTTTTTTCCTTTTTAAGCTTATAATTAATCATCCTCATTTAAGGAAAATATCATGTCATCTACTACCGTTACACGTGGCAATTCTCACGAAACGTTTTATGTTCAACTTTCATTGACACCAACTGCCGTTACTACTGCAACAACTTCAGCACAAACATTTAGTTTGCCAGGTTTATTGGCTACTGATTTGGTACAAGTTTGGGGTGTTGCTGGTAATCAAACAACTGGCATTTCAATTGCCGAATCTGATGCGGCCGCAAACTCAATTACTATTCAATTTACAAACGCCGCCGCTACTGACAAAACGCCAGTATCAGGTGTTTACACAATTGAAATTGTTCGTTTAGAAGGCCCAGCCCCAGCAACGGCGGTGTAATCATGGCCATTACTAACGTATTACGTCCTATTGGCCCTACATCTGCCATAACAGTTTCGGGAACTTCATCTACTGCGGTTACTATTAGTGCTTCAGGAAATAACCAAATGGATTATTGTGCGTTTTTGAATACTGCTTCTACACCGGTGGCGATTACTATTGCCCCGGTAGTAGGCGGTGTAGGTACTGCTGGAGTATCAGCTTTACCTTCCGGAAGCACAAATAACACAATAGTTTTAGGTGTTTCTATGCAAATGCCAATGGTTATTGCGGTGCCGCAAACGTTTTCTGTTACCGCAATTGGAACGTCAGGTAGCTTATATATAACGCCAGTTGGCGATCAATCGTAAGGAAATAAAATGTCATCAACCAATCAAGTTGCAAATACTTTAACTGCCCAAATTGTGCCCGTACAGGCTTCATTTAATGCCGCTGGGGTATGTACCGGCTTGATTGGTCAAGGTGCAGTATTTTCACCACCTTTAAGCGGCAATACTGAAAATCCATCTACATTGTCATTAGGTGGAAATTTAGTAATGTCATCAACCGCCCCATCTATTGCTTCAGGATTTGGTACTTCACCAACAATTACCGGTGTAAATACTGCCGCATTTAAAGTGGTAGTTGGTACAGGCGGTGCGGCTGGTGGAACAATTACTTTGCCAGCGGCGGCTAATGGATGGGTAGTTCAAGCTTTTGATGTAACTGCTGGCACAACATTATTTTTGCAACAAACAGGAAGCACAACAACTTCTTTTACCGTAACAAGTTTTAGTATTACTACTGGTTTAGCCGCTAATATGTCGGCCGGTGATGTAATCTTGTTTATGGCAATGGCTTATTAATTAAGGGTTATAAATGACCAGCCCATCTAATTCTGCGGTACAGAATTTATTACCCGTACAGGCCTATTTTAATTTAGATGGGTCTTTTAATACTTTTATTGGCCAAGGCGTTCCATTTACGGCAACAATCAGCCCAAACCAATCAGGGTTAAACATTACAAGTAGTACGATAAATAGCACAACTATTGGCCTGACAACACCGGCCGCCGGTGTTTTTACAAGTTTTAGCACTACAACTGGTACGATTTCAACCCAACCAAGTGGCGCAACTGATATTGTTAACTTATTAGCATTACAGTCTTATGCCGCTGGAATTAGTTGGAAACAACCTTGTGCTTGTGCAACCCTCACAAACATTACTTTGCTTGGTTTGCAAACAATTGATGGTTATACAACATTAGCTGGCGATAGAGTTTTAGTTAAAAACCAAGCAACTGCCGCCAATAATGGTCTTTATATTGCTTCTGCAACTGCTTGGGCACGTGCCATTGATGGAAGCACATACAACGAATATATTTCAGCAATTACTTTTATTGAATATGGAACACAAGCCGGTGGTGCATGGTTTTGTACCGCCGTTCCTGGTGGAACATTAGGCGTTACTGCGCTTAACTGGTCACAATTTACTACTTCAGCAACTTATTCTGCTGGTACAGGCCTTACATTAACTGGTAGTCAATTTAGTATTACCAATACTGGCGTTGCCGCATCTACTTATGGTTCTGCAACTGCAACCCCAGTATTTGCAGTAAATGCCCAAGGTCAAATTACTTCTGTAACAAATACAACTATTACTCCGGCAATTGGTAACGTAACTGGCCTTGGCACTAATATGCTGGCTTTCTTACAAACGCCAACTTCTGCAAACTTGGCCGCTACTGTTACTGATGAAACCGGTACTGGGGCATTAGTATTTGCTACTAGCCCAACATTCGTAACGCCAGCTTTGGGAACCCCAGCAAGTGGCGTAGTAACCAATTTAACTGGTACTGCCAGCATTAATATCAATGGTTCAGTAGGTTCAACAACTGCTTATAGCGGTGCATTTACTGTTTTATCTACCAGTTCTAGCACCAATACAACACCAGTTTTAAGCTTTAATGCAAGCAATTCAGCATATGCCGCTGGTGCAACGGTAGCAAATAGTTATTTACAGTTTTTAATGCAAAACAAATCCGGTACTGCCGGTGCTTCTACAAACTACGTAGTTAGCAATGATTTAGGTACAGATTCAACCTATTACGGTGAATTTGGCATGAATTCATCAGTATTTAGCGCTTCTACTCCTGCTGATTTCTTTAGCATCAACAATGGTATTTATTTCTCATCCCATGACGGTGATGTCACAGTAGGCTCAGGAAATGGTTTCAAAACCTATTTAGCTTGGGGATCATCAGGTCAATCTGCCCATGTGATTAATGCTAGTGGTGCTATTGGTTTA